GGGGCGGCCTGGAGATTGCAGAAGGGTGCAGGGATGGATATCTGTACTGCAAGCACATCAAGCCGTTTGCAATGGAGTTGTATAATAGGTACTGGACGGCCTGGGATGGGCCGCCGGAGGAGGAAATCTGATGGACATTGAGAAGCTGATTGAGCGGTTGATCACCGACAGCCTATATGCTGATAAGGCGACACTGGAAATCATGGACTTGTGCATGGAGGCAGCTGACGCCATCTCCACGCTCCAGGCCGAAAATGAGAAGCTGCTGGCCGAGCTAGACGACTTGCGCATACAGTGGGATATGTACGGCCACCCCGACCGCATCATCCGAAAGCCCCGCTGGACGCAGCAGGAGGTGGAGAGGGCAAAGGCTATCAGACTGCTATACCCAGAGGCAGACAGCCTCAATGAATGTGACCCTTACATTAAGGTGTTTAACAACAAATTTGTTATTGCAACGTTAGATACGGCGCTGTTCCCCTCCCTCTGTCCCGGCGAATCCGTCAAACTGGACGAGATTTGTGGCAACATCCACGACGGGGAGGGCGGACAGCGTGAGGAGGGATAACCCTTGAACAAGTTCCGGGAGAGATTGAAGAAGTTGAGGGAGAAGGAAGGGACACAGCCCTGTGTTCTGGCGGAGTTATGTGGCATCAGCAAGAACTCAATTTTGAGATATGAGCGGGATGGAGTGATTCCTGAAATAGTATCTGTTGTAAAAATAGCAGACCATTTCAATGTATCTGTGGATTACTTGCTAGGAAGAACAGACGATCCAAAAGCAATGTAACTTTTCATTATTTCACAGAAAAAGTTGCTGTGATTCCCTCGTGAGGGAATCGGAGAGCATGGTATATGCGAAAATGGGAGTGTGGGAGCGTATACCCCTGCGCTCCCATTCTCTTTCATTCCCCTTCCTCCTTCACACGGATGGGGTGGCGTCGGTGCATCTGCCGCCACCCCCTACTGTGTGCAATATGCCGCCGGTCGAACACCACCCCACTATTCGGGGCATGAGGGGTCGCACCCCTCTGGCGGCGAATGACGGTGGAAAGACACTATACCGGGTAGCCTAGAGCGTCTGACGGCCCCGGAGAAGGGTAACGACGCCCGCCTGTCATGGAGGCGGGCGGTGGCACCAAAAAGGTGAAAATATGGATTTGATGCAGGGTGACTGCCTGGAATTACTAAAAGATATACCGAATGGAAGCGTGGATATGGTGCTCACTGACCCGCCATACGGTATTGATTATCAATCACAATGGAAAAAGAAAAAGTCAGAATGGACGCCGAAAATCAAAAATGACAAGCGTCCATTTATAGAGTTCATCCCACTTATTAAGCAGTTTCTAAAGCCTGACGGATGTGTGATGGTTTTCACTAGATGGGACGTTCAGCAGAAATTCATTGATGCAATGAATAGCAGCGGCCTAAAAGTGAAAAATGTTCTGATTTGGGATAAAGAAATTCACGGGATGGGCGATCTGAAACATTCTTTTGCAAGCCGGTATGAATCAATTATTTTTAGCAGCGAGAAAGAATTTTTATTTAACGGGAAACGACCACAAGACATTATTAAAGTCCGTCGTGTCCTCCCAAACGAACTAAAGCACCCAAACGAGAAACCCGTTGAACTCCTTGAACAATTGATCGAAAAGTGCACAAAGCGGAACTGTGTTGTTTTAGACCCGTTTATGGGCAGTGGTACAACTGGCGTTGCCTGCGTCAACACGGGCCGAAAGTTTATCGGCATGGAGTTAGACACAGGATACTTTGATATTGCAAAGCAGCGCATCGAGGGAGCAAAAAAGCAGAATATGATGTAACACCGCGCAGCGGATTACATACAGGCCCGCGGCAAGCCTGACCAACCCCGCAACATACCCCGCAAGGGGTATCTATGCCCCCAAAAGCGCACGAGCTGGAGAGGGCAAAAAAGCCGCCCCCGGAGGGGCGGCAGGATTAGCTCAGAATTTCTTTCAGTTTGTCCAAATTCCCGGCATTGGGGCTGACCTTGCCGCTCTCCCAGCGGGATATCACGGCCTGGTTAACGTCCATCGCATCCGCAAGCTGGGCTTGAGTCAAGCCTTTGGACTTCCTAGCAGCCGCAATATCAAACTCGACAGACGCAAGCGTGCGCTTGCCTTTACCGGCAAAATAGCCTAACTGCCAAGCCCCCTGCATTTCAAGGGGCTGGAACTTTTCAGACCCTCCCTCCACGGGTGGGTCAATGCTGGTGATCTCACAAAGCGCCTCGGCAACCTGCCGGTCGAGATCCCCTTTAAGGAGGCCAAGCCGGTGAGCGTCGGAAATGACTCTGGCGAGTGCTGTATACGGGCGCTGAGCGGCAAGGGTGAGATCCCCTCCGATCTCCTGCGGATATGCCGCCGCGTTGAGCCGACCGAACACCCAGCCGAACACGTATGCTTCTCTGTTTGTCATAACAATCCTCCTATCAAAGCCCCAAAAGCTCCGCAAGATTTTTCTGATTCTGCTCACACTTGGCCTTGTACTCGTCGCTCTGATGCCATTCGGCGGACTTGCGGCACATGACATCATCTAGGTCGGCAAACAACTGGGCAATGGAGGAACCATGGTTCTCCATCGGGGGGGAGAGGTAGCACAGGGTTTCGCGGACGGCATACAGTTGGTCAAGGGTCATACGCTCAAAACGCTCTTTCATCATGGTATGGTCCTCCTTTTCGTTCAGGCGGCCACGAAGCTGCCGGTCATGTTGTCCACATAGCCGATACGCTCGGTGCGCTTACGGTTCCAGGCGTTGGTGTAGACAGCAACCTCAACATAAGTGCGGTTATGGCCGCTCTTGGCCCAGTCATTGATGTGGATCTTGGTGTTCCAGGTGATATTTTCGGCGACGGCTTCAGCGGCCTTGATGGCCTTGGCGAGCGCCCAGGCGGCTTTGAGAGCGATGGACATGGACACGTTAGCGCTGCGGCGGATGCTCCAGGCGTTGATCATGATCTCGTGCTTGTTGTACATAACTCATTACCTCCTGGGATCGCTCCCTCTTGATGATTTAATTATATCATAAAATATGATATTGTCAATACATATTTTGAAAAATATTTGCCGCCCCGCAGTTGCAGGAGACGGGGGTGGCTATCAACCCACACGGGTGTATCGCTTAACAGGCTGTGACGGCTGGCCGTATCCGAGCCAGAGCTCGACAGTAGGCGGCGATGTAGCAAAGTCTAGCAAATGCTAGCAAACCGGGAGAGAGAAAAAGAAAGAAAACCGCCCCCTTTTTCCCCCTCTTCCTTCCCCCCTATAACCCCCTATCTATTACCCCCTATAATCCCCCAGAAAAGAAAGAAAAAGAGAGAACGCGCTCTATCGGTGGCGGTGGGGGGATTGGGAGACTCTACTTAGGCGAGAGGTGGTGAGCCCGTTATGCTAAATTTTGAAAATTTAGACAAGACTGTATTTGCGGGGATTCCACCATACGGTATCCCGGAGATTCAGTCAGAACATATCGATATCCGGCATCTGGAATGGATACCGTTCAATTACGCCAAGACAGCCAAAAACCGGAAAAGTAAAGGCATCCACTTTTATTTGGATGATTACCAGTTCAACAGACTTTGGAACCGGCCAGATGACTACATCTCGTTGCTATCTGCTTTTGGGGCAGTATGTACACCGGATTTCTCGCAGTATACCGATATGCCAGTTGCCATGCGCATTTATAACCACTACCGAAAGCACTGGATGGGCGCATATTGGCAGATGCACGGTATCCGTGTGATACCAACAATCTGTTGGAGCACACCGGATAGTTTTGACTGGTGCTTTGACGGAGAACCACGCAATGCAATCATTAGTATTTCCAGTGTCGGGACACAGGCGAGGCCAGAAACGCAAGAAGCCTTCGCCGTTGGGTGTAGGCGGGCTATTGAGGTGCTGAAACCATCTGAAATTCTATGGTATGGGCAATGCCCGGAAGAGTTTGACTGGAATGTGGTACGAATAAAACCTCACTATGAGGACGTTGTCGGGAGGCGAAAGAATGGGAGGAAGAGGTAGCGCTGGAGGCGACAGAGGGAAGATTGCATCATTCCCCAAACTTGTCGGCAGCGAAAAGCAGATAGCGTGGGCAACAGATATTAGGAACCAGGCATATACAAACTTGGATACGATTGAACGAAACGCAAGGAAAGTATTCACTGACGGCGGGAGAATGGATACAGGTATTTCAGTGAAATCTGTTGAAACTGTTCGCCGAGAAATTACTTATGTTTTCCAGAACCAAGCCAATGCGAAAACGCTTATCGATTCAAGAGGTACGTTTTCTTTTGGCACTCTTGACCGGATGGTTAGAGAAGAAGAAAGAACAGGATTCATATCAGAGGCGCAGAAGAAAAGAAGAAAAAGGTAAGACGAGGTGGTGATTTGTGCCTGCACGGCTCACGGATAAGCAGCAACGGTTTGTTGCGGAATATTTGGTAGATTTAAACGCAACGCAGGCGGCAATCCGGGCCGGATATAGCGCAAAAAACGCGGATAAGATAGGGAGCCAGTTACTAGGCAAAACTAGAGTTTCTGAGGCAATACAAGCAGGGAAAACAGCTAGAATCGAGAGAACAGAGATTACACAGGATTATGTGTTAAGAAAGCTCAAAGAGATAGCTGATTGCCCCGCATCAGACGCACAGGACAGTGATTTGAAATACTCCAGCAAAATAAAAGCACTTGAACTGTTAGGGAAACATGTGGGAGCGTTCGATGGAAAGGCGAACGGAGATGGAGATACGGAGGTTAAGGTGGTCATAGATGTCTGAGATTCGTTTATCGTCCGTCCTTGGACCTGCATTCCACCTACTGGCTCGTGACGTATTCCAACACGGACACACACACTATGATTTGTCTGGTGGCCGAGGCTCGCTTAAATCTTCCTGCGTTTCCCTGCTGGTGCCGCTTATCTTGCTGACCAATTCAAACACCCACGCCTTGGTACTTCGCAAAGTGGCGAACACCATCCGGGACAGCGTGTATGCACAATATCTATGGGCAATCGGAGAATTGGGTATGGCGGCGTACTGGGACGCTAAGGTTCAACCTATGGAGCTGATTTATAAGCCAACTGGGCAGAAAATCATGTTCCGGGGCGCTGATGACCCCATGAAAATAAAGTCCATTAAGGTTCCGTTCGGATATATCGCTGTAACACACTTTGAAGAAAAAGATCAGTTTTCCGGTCGGGCGGAGATTCGAACCATTTTACAATCTACCATGCGCGGCGGGTCGAAGTTCTGGAACTTTGAGAGCTACAATCCACCCATAAGCCGGGACAACTGGGCCAATAAGGATAGCTTGGAGGAAAGAGCAGACAGGCTGTGCCACAAGAGTACATACTTGGAAGCCCCACCGGGGTGGTTGGGGGCGCAGTTCCTAGCAGAAGCTGAACACTTGAAGACCACGGACGAGAGGGCCTATCGCCATGAATACTTGGGCGAAGCTGTCGGCACCGGCGGGAATGTATTTGAGAATCTGGAGTTGAGGGAAATCACGGACGAAGAGTTCGCTTCCTTTGACCGTATCTATCAAGGTGCGGACTGGGGCTGGTTCCCGGACCCATTTGCCTTTATCCGACTCCACTATGACCGGGCTAGAGAGACAATATACCTAATGGACGAGATATACCAAAATAAGCTGACCAACGAGGCGAGCGCAAAGTTGATCCTATCCAAAGGATACAAGGATGCTTACATTACCTGCGACAGCGCCGAGCCGAAGTCAGCGGCGGACTACCGGGCAATGGGGCTTCCGGCCAAGGAAGCAATCAAAGGCCCTGGAAGCGTGGAATATGGCATGAAGTGGCTCCAGCGGAGGAAGATTGTTATTGACCGCCGGAGGACACCAAACGCATATAACGAGTTTGTGAATTATGAGTATGAGCGAAATAAGGATGGAGAAATCATCAGCGGTTATCCTGATGAGAATAACCACCTGATTGACGCTACACGGTACGCTTTGGAACGAATATTCCGCAGGATGGGAGTAACAGCATGATGGAATGGAAAGATGCGATTAAGATAGTTGCGCTGATAGTGTTTGTCGCCGTACTTGCATTCTTAATAAAGTTACTTTTCTGGAAATTGGTGTTGGGGTAATAGCATGAACATTACCGAAAAACTAAAACAGCTCGGTTACTCCACCGTGCCAGAGGAGTTTTACCGCAAAGTACAGGAGTGGAAATCTTGGTATGTGGGCGACGTGAAGGGCTTCCACAGGTACAAGGTCAGAAACGGCACGAGCATGGTCAAATGCAAGCGCTTCACGCTTAACATGGGCAAGAAGATCCCGGAAGATTGGGCAAACCTTCTGATGAACGAGAAGGTGGAGATTACCATTGAGGGCCAGAGGGAACAGGAATTTGTTGACCATGTGCTCAAAGAAAACAACTTTCTGGTCAAGTCAAATGAAATGCAGGAGAAGGCATTCGCGCTCGGGACGGTGGCGTTTATTCCCCGTGTAGTGGGAATGAAGGCCACGGAAGAAGGCCCTGTTCCTGGTAGCGCTGACGGAATTGTGATGGATTATGTGACAGTAGAGCATATATGGCCGCTGGCGTGGCAGAACGGAATCATTACGGAGTGCGCCTTTGACAGCATCGTGACCGTCAACGGTGAGGATTATTGTTACCTCCAAATTCACCACAAAGTAGATGGCTTATACGATATTGAGAATCGCATCTATCATTACCGCAATAACAATGTGGATGCAGAACTGTCTTTGGCCGACATTCCAGGGTTTGAGGCAGTCCCTCCTGTGGTACATACCGGATCAGATCAGAGGCAGTTTGTTATTGACAGGCCTAATATTGCCAACAATTTTGACGATTCTCCGCTGGGGGTTTCTGTCTATGCAAACGCCATCGATGTTCTCAAAGGCGTAGATGTGGCCTATGATAGCTACGTCAATGAGTTCGTCCTTGGAAAAAAGCGCATCATGGTCAAGCCGTCTGCAACCAAAGACCTCGACGGAGAGCCATTTTTTGACCCGGACGACTTGGCTTACTATGTACTCCCGGAGGATGTAAGTGACGGTGCGGTCATCACGCCCATCGACATGACACTACGTACCCAGGAGCACAACACGGGCATCCAAGACCAACTGAATCTACTGTCCAGCAAGTGTGGCTTTGGAGAAAACCATTACCGCTTCGACCAGGGGAACATTACCACAGCCACCCAGGTCATCAGTGAAAACAGCACCATGTTCCGTACCATCAAGAAGCATGAAATCATTTTGGAACAGGCCATTACAGAGCTGTGTCATATCATTCTTCGGCTCGGTAATGCAGCCATGAACGCCGGTTTGGACGAAGAAGCTAAAGTGACTATTGATTTTGATGATTCCATTATTGAGGACAAGACCACGGAGCGAAATAATGACCGGCAGGACCTTGCGGCGGGCATTATGAACGACTGGGAGTACCGCATGAAGTGGTACAACGAGGACGAGGCTACGGCTAAGAAAATGCTGCCGAAGATGGAGGACATGACAACGGAAGGGGAGAACGAGATTGAATGAAATACCCATTCTCTCCCGAAGTTCTGGACTCTCTTCCAGAAGAATTGGCCGAGCTATACCGCAGTCTGGAAGCGACGCTCCTGGAGGAAATATGTTCTCGCCTGAAATTATCCGGCGAGCTGAACGAGGTCACGGTGCAGGATATACGGGCACTCCGCTCCCATGGCATTGACCTAAAGGGCATAGAAAAGGCCATCCAGAGCACCGCAAACATCAGCCAGCGGGACTTGCAAAAACTCTTGGACGACGTGGCGGAGCGGAACCAGCGGTACTACCAGGAGGTTATGGACATTGCGGGTGTAACGGCACCGGAAACACTGGTTAGCATCGAGGACACATGGGCTATCTACGAGCAGACCAAACAGACATTCCATAACATGACCGGATCTATGGGCTTTCTGGTGGACAACGGGCGGACGATGCTTCCCACGGCCAGGGCCTATCAATGGGCGCTGGATAACGCTGAAATGCAGATCACGAGCGGGGCCATCTCTTACAATCAGGCCATCAAAAGCGCCGTCAAACAGCTTGCGGATAGTGGTATCAAGATCGTGGATTATGAGAGCGGACACCGAGACCAAATCGACGTGGCAGCCCGCAGGGCGGTGATGACAGGCGTATCCCAGATCTGTGCCAAGTACACGGAGCAGAGTGCAGAGTATCTGGAAACACCTTATTTTGAAGTGTCCGCCCACATCGGGGCTCGGGACAAGGGTGTTGGCTGGCAAAACCACAAGGCATGGCAGGGCCGGGTGTACTCCGTAAGGACCAGGGACAAGTATCCGAGCATTTATGAGGTGTGCGGGCTTGGCTATGTGGACGGCTTGGAGGGTGCAAACTGCCGTCATATCAGGACTGCCTTTGCGGATTGTGTGATGGAGCGAACATATACCGACGAAGAACTTGCTCACATAGACGATGGGCACGACGTGGATTTTGAGGGAAAGCACTACACAGCTTATGAGGCCACACAGAAACAGCGGCAGGTTGAGCGAACTATCCGCAAACTGAAGCGAGAACAGACCGCATACAAGGCCGCAGGACTGACGGAGAACTACCAGGCGGTGACTGCCCGTATCCGGAGACTGAATCAGGAATACAAGGCGTTCAGCGAGGCGGCGGGGCTACCGTTACAAAGAGAAAGAATGCAGGTTCAATATCCGGAAGAGCTAACCAGCATAAAACAATTTTCCGGGCTGGAATCATATCAAGGGAATATAAAAATTGTCGGTAAATTCTCTTCCAGACAATATCAGGTGCAGCTTGACCCGCCGCAGATTAGCGGCGTGACAGACCACTTTGCAAACAACCTTACGATGAAACCGGATAGATCTGCATTGACGATTGAATCGTCGCAGAGTATCATAAATAACAGCAGGTTAGTTTTGTATCAGACTGACCGGAATACATTGAAATTCTTGGCAGATAGCGGTTATGTAGTTTTAAGCGTTGACGGGAAGATTGTAACAGCGGTCCCGGAAAAGCTAAGAAAGAAGTATCGGGACTATTTGGAGGGGAAATGATATGGCGAAAAATCACAATGATAAATGCGTTTGCCCTCTTTTTGGGCGAGAAATCCTATATGGAGAGTGCTATGAGGTCCAAGAAGTTCGGGAGGACGAGATGGACATGGAGCTTGCAATAGAGCCGTTTGACGTAGATAAAGCAAATGAAGTCTGCGAGAAGTGCAAGTGGTATGTTGTGGAGGGCAGCGCGTGATAAAAGAAATTAACGGGAAAACATGGTATTGCTGCCCGTACTGCGGGAAAGCTCTTTTCCCGGTTCGACCGGATACCAAAGTAGAGCACATGCCGTTTCGATGCAAGGCATGTAAGCACGACATGGAAGTAAATATCGCATAGAGCCAAGAGCCTGTGAGCCAAGAGCCATCAGTTTCCGAGGATTCCTCGGTGGTTGATGGCTCTTTTTGTTTTGCCGAGAGGCGTAAAACCGCAGGGCGACGGCCCTGACAATAAACGGAGGTAACTACTATGAGCGAACCTATCAATAATCCTACCCAGGCCCCTGCGCCGGAGCCCGCCCCTGCGAAGACCTTCACGCAGGAGGAAGTGGATGCCATGATCGGCAAGCGGCTTGCGAAAGCCATGAAGGGTATGCCCAGCGAAGAAGAGCTGACCGCCTACCGCACCTGGAAGGACGGGCAGGCCGGAGAGAAAGAACGCTGGGACAAGCTGACTGGCGAGAGGGATACTCTCTCCGGAAAGCTGACAACCGCAGAAGCGGAGAGAGACCAGTTGAAGCGTGAGTTGTATGTCCTGAAAAAGGGCTTGACCGGCGAGGAGGCGGAGTTCATCGCCTTCAAGGCAGGGAAGATGGTGGACGACAAGACCACCTTTGAGCAGGCCGTGGACGCGCTCACCGCCGACCGCAAGAAGACTTCCTTTGACTGGACTGCTCCAGTGGGCGGAGGGAAGCAAAAAACAGGAGAAAACGATGTAATGAACGCCCTGATCCGGGGCGCACTGAAATGAAAGGAGAACATAAATGGCTGTTGACATTATCGATAGAAGCAAACTTTCTGGGCTTATCCCTGAGCCCGTAACCCGTGAAATTATCCAGGGGGCCGTAACGGAGTCCGCTGTGCTGCGGATGGCTCGTCGGCTGCCCAACATGACCAGCAAGACGCAGACACTCAATGTGCTGGACGCTCTACCCACCGCCTACTTTGTCAACGGCGAGGCAACCACCGGCGCATCCGACTCCAAGGCTTCACTGAAGAAGACCACAAATATGGCGTGGGACAAGAAGAAAATCTATGCCGAAGAAATTGCGGTTATCGTCCCCATCCCCGAGGCCGTTCTGGACGACAGCGACTATGACATCTGGGGCGAGGTGCGGCCCCGTCTTCAGGAGGCATTCGGAAAGGTCATCGACGCCGCTATTCTGTACGGCACGGACAAGCCGACTTCTTGGCGTGATGGCCTTGTCCCTTCGGCCACTACCGCGAGCGCTGTTGTGACCGCTACCAGCGATATTTTCAAGGACATCATGGGTGAGGGTGGCGTGATTGCCAAGGTGGAGGAGAGCGGTTATATCCCCAACGGCGTGATGGCTGCCATTCAGATGCGCGCCAAGCTGCGCGGCCTTGTGGACAAGAACGGCCAGCCCATTTTCAAGACCGATATGCAGGGAGATACCCGCTACGCGCTGGACGGCATGAGCATGTACTTCCCCGTGAACGGCGCTTACGACCCGGATGAATCTTTGGCTATCGTGGGTGACTGGAGCCAGTTGGTCTATGCCATCCGACAGGACATGACCTTTAAGATTTTCGATAGCGGCGTGGTGCAAGATCCCACCACTGGCAATATCCTTTATAACCTGATGCAGAACGACATGGTGGCCCTCCGCGCCGTCATGCGGCTGGGCTGGGAGATTCCCAACCCCATCAACGCCTTCAACGTCGGCAATGAGAACGCCTTCCCTTTTGCTGTTTACGCACCGGCGGGGGGTTAATAGGGTCTGACACTTTAACGCTATTCCCCAGCGGTCAGGCCCTATTGGGGAAACAGGTTTCCGAGCTTGTGGGTGATGACCTGAAGGTTTATGAGAGTGGCGCTGTAACGAGCACATTTCATTATGTGACCAACTACACCGAGTTCAGCGACGCCCCGGACGAGCAGAGCGGGTATTATTTCCCATTTCACCTGACAAAGACCGGGACAAAGATGACCTTCAAGAAAAATGGCTCTCCTACAAAGGAAGACATCCTGTTTGACGCGGACATTGTCTTCCGGGTGACCAAGGATGATACCTTCGAGGTGCTTGTTGATGATTCCAGCGTAGTGAAATTTAGTTTCACTGGGGCGACGTTTGAGCCGCAGGCTAAGACGAAAGCCCGTGCGAAGAAGTAAGGGGGCGGCCTGATGGCTTACGCAGATTATGAGTATTACACTGCTGCGTATCTAGGCACGGCTATCCAAATGGCTGACTTCCCTCGTTTGTCCCTGCGTGCAAGTTCCTTTCTGGACTACTACACGCAGGGCCGGGCGGCTCAAAACAAAGAGCTGGACGCAGTAAAGATGGCTTGCTGCGCCGTGGCAGAACAGTACCAGAGCATCGACCTTGCCCAGCAAGCGGCCCTGAATGCCCTTAAAAACTCCGCAAATGCTGGAGAGACTGGAGAGTTGCAAAGCCAGAGTGTGGGTAGCTGGTCCAAGACCTACCGAAGCGGCGGTGAAAGTGCCCAGCAGGCCGCGACAGCGGCGCAGTCGGCACAAACACATCTTGCATCTGTTGCAGCGCAGTATTTGGTCGGTACGGGCCTTCTATACCGTGGAAGGGGGTGCGGCTATGGACATGTTCCCCCATGTTGTGACGGTCTATAACACCTACGTTGAGACGGACCATTCCACCTTTGAGGAGACCACAGTGAACCACATCACTGTCCTACGGGGAGTCCTTCTGGATGCCTCTAAGGGTTCCAATGTAACCAAGAGCGGGCTGGAAAGCGCGGATGCAGTCAACCTGTACATTCCATTTTCGGTTGAGGCGTTGGACGGTGTGACAGGCATCCAAAGAAGGTATGTCGGGCCAGTCGAGTTCTGGAAAGCAGATGATAAAAGCGACCTATGGACGCTCTCTGTGGCCCGTGATAGTTTTTTCATCAAGGGTGAGGCTATACACCCGGAATGGACGGTACAGACCATAGAGGCCGACTACGACGGTGTGTACGATATTACTAAAGTCGATGAAAAGGACTTCGGCGGTGAAATGGCTCACTGGGAAGTTGGTGGGGTTTAATGCTGAAATTCAGTTTCCGCGCCGAAGGGCTGGAGGCAATCAGGGGCAAGTTGGATGAGGAGTGCACCAAAGCGGAGCATACTGTGGCACTCCAGGTGCGGAAGGACACATCACCATATGTTCCGATGCTTACCGGATCATTGGACAAACGGACGCGGGTAGATGGTTCAGAAGTGATTTACCCAGGCCCATATGCACGCTACTTATATTTTGGAAAACTAATGGTAGACCCGGCTACAGGTAGCAGTTATGCATCAAAGGGCACAACAAAGGTCTTGACTGACAAAAACCTTGTATTTAATACAGCATCACATGCGCAGGCACAATCCCATTGGTTCGAAGCCAGCAAGGCCGAGAATTTGGATAACTGGATTCGGACGGCGGATAAGGCGGTGAAACGTGAACTCTGAGAAAAAAGAGAAACCCCGCATGCTGGCGGCGACAGAAGAAGTGGATAAAATCTTCCGCTCCATGCTGGTGTGGGCCAATACCTTCCCGGAAAAGCCGGTGGACATCATTAAATATGAGTTTCTGTCCGCTGACCAGGGAGACGAGACCGGTATGGCATTGTCTACCATCCAGGGGACCTATATCACAAAGCGGTTCATCCTGGGCGGCTATCAGGCGGAGTACCAATTCAAACTAATTTATCGTATTAAGCCTGGGCGCAGCAACGACAAGCGCCTGGAGGCTGACGAGCTACTGAACCACTTCGGTGACTGGGCAAGAAAAAATCTTCCTGATTTGGGAGACGAGATTCGGGCGCTCCGAGTTGAGCCCACCACACAATCCTCTAAATTTGCCGCTTATGAGGACGGTTATGAAGACTACCAGATTTTGATGAAACTGACATATGAAGTTGGCGTTTGAAAGGAGAAAAACAATGCCTGAGTCTGATTTGACTTTTAATACTACGCCGGGCCAGACCGTAGGCCGTGAAATGTTAATTGCTTACCTAAACACTGGAGAGAGCTCTACGCCTACGTGGTCTCCAATCGGTAAGCGTGTAGAGGACAGTTCAGCCGAATACGACTGGCAAACAGAAACCAAAGTTGATATTTTTGGAAATACCTATACCAACGGGAAGAAACCAACCATTACACAAACCTTTGACCCATGTGAGTTGGATGCAGATGACGCAGCACAGGAAAAAATCTGGAACCTTGCTATCAAAGATCAGAACGTGAACGCTTTGATGAATCAAGATATGCTTATTGTCCATCTGTATGCGGGGACGGCCGGAACAGCGGTATTTGCTGAAAGATACTCCTCATGCTCTATTTTGCCGTCCGGGCTCGGTGGTGAAGGCGGTGGCACAATTGGGATGCCAATTGATGTTACATATGGCGGCACTAGAACTGTTGGTACAGCATCGATTAGTGATGGAACTGTGAAATTCACACCGGGAACCGTGGAGGTTTAACTTATGAAGGAACTGAATTTTGACTCCGGCCTTGTTACATATTCTTTGAATGGCAAGTGCGAGGTGTCGTTCAACCCCACTGACAGCAACTTCGTTGAGCGGCTGTACTCCGCTTTTGAGGATCTGGACAAGAAGCAGGAGAGCTACAAAGCACAGATCGAGAAGATGGTGGACAAGAAGGAAATCTTCGAGTTTGCCAAAGAGCGGGACGCTGAAATGCGCGGCATTATTGACGGCGTGTTCGAGGCCCCTGTGAGCGAGTCTGTCTTCGGCGGCATGAATGTCTATGCCATTGCCAACGGCCTCCCTGTCTGGTGCAACTTGATGATGGCGGTCATGGATGAGATTGATACCACTTTCACCAGAGAGCAGAAGCTTACTAACCCGCGCATCAGCAAGTACACAGCGAAATACCAGAAGTATCAGAAGAAGTAACCAAAGGAGCACGCCATGAGCTATGGACTTCCAAAAAGCGTGGATATAGACGGGCAGGAGTTTGCTATCCGCTATGATTATCGGGTTATCCTCGACATTTTCGAGGCCATGAACGACCCCGATTCCAGCGAGGAAGACCGGGCCCTTGACGTGCTCCAAATCTTCTATGTGGATTTTGACGAGCTGACCGACTATGACGCGGCCATAAAAGAGGTTTTTCGATTCATCAACGGCGGCGAGGAGCCACGGAAGCAGAAAGGCCCCCACCTTGTGGACTGGCCTATGGACTTCCCCCGCATCATTGCCCCTATCAACCGTGTGCTGGGCTATGAAGCCCGCGCTGTGGACTACGACATCGAAACCAACACGGGCGGCATCCACTGGTGGACTATCCTCGCGGCCTATGCGGAAATAGGGGACTGCCTCTTTGCCCAGATCGTCCGCATCCGCGACAAGAAGGCAAAGGGCAAGCCGTTGGACAAGTCTGACAGGGAGTTCTACCGAAAGAACCGTGACATTATCGACATCAAGCAGACATACAGCGAGGCGGAGAATGACCTCGTCAACCTCTGGACGGGCGCAAAATGAAACCGCCCCCGGAGGGGCGGCTATGATTATCGTATCGTGCATTTTGTCAACTGAACTTGAGCAAGAGGGATTCCATCGCACTCACCAGCGATAGTGATGTAGTCTCCATCCTTTAGCTGTGCAATCAAATCCGTTTGGTCTCCATCCTTCGGGAAGAAGCATTGTATGGGATAAAGGCCATAACCGTCATTTGTTTCGAGCGAAATGCAAGGTGCTTTTGTTAAAACATCCTGCCCGATGTTTTGAATTGTGCCAGTCACAACCAAGATTTTATCCTTATACAGCGCATCGGCATTCACTGCATTCTCCTTATATGCCGCCCACAAGCTGTTGGCGGAGATGGTAATTTCCTCCGGCTGGATGTTCTGCGCTAAATTATCGGATGGCTGCGTGGTCGTAGTAGTTGATTGGCTTGGACTATAGCCATCGTTTGACGGACTATCAGAGCGGCCCCCAAAAGTAAGAGATACAGCGGCAATAATAGCAACGACAATCACAGCTGCAAAGGCAACATTTCCCTTAATTTTTCTGCTTCTTTTTCCCGGGGCGTTCTCGCTATCGAAAACAGCGGTTTCTGGTGTGTTTGTTGCGGATTCACTCTCAACTACGAGGTGTGATCCAGATATTGCTGTGTTTACAACTTTTGCAGTGTCATCCGGCGATACGAGGATTGAAATTGAGCAGTCGATTTTACGCCCCTTTTGGAACGAAAGCGTATGGGGTCCATCTTGAGCGTATGCAGAAACGGTTGTGCCGTTTCTTAAAATCCCAACCACTTTGTCATCCAAAAGTACCGTGAAGTCGACAGCACATCCCCACGGCGATTTTTCTCTTGTAATAATGATTTCTTTGTACCCTTCCAATGTAAATCTCTCCCCTCAAGGTGGTGTTTAATGTGGCCGCTGACGGCTCCATCGTCATTGAAACCAATATTGACAATAAGAAAGCACAAAAAGAGCTGAATCAGCTTGCTAAGAAAATCCAATCGCTTGAAGATCAACTTACGTCCAAAAAGCAGGGGAGGTTTCCTTTAGTAGAAAACCTCAACGTTGTAAATGCGGAGTTGGAGGAGGCCAGGAAGCAGTTATCCATGCTCCAGGACGAACAGAATGCTATCAATGTCGCCATGAAAGCTGGTTCGTCCGCTGATGACTATATGCGTGCCTATTCTGATAGGCCTATGGTCGATTCCAAATTGAAAAAGCAACAAGAAAAGGTTGACGCAATTGAGAAAGAGTGGAGGCAGGCTGAAAAAGCGCTTTCAGATTATGATTCCAAAATTTCTGGCTTAGAAGGAAAGTTGAACCTGGCAAAAGAGGAAGCCGGAGGGCTCCAGCAGAACATGGCAAAGTCCGGCCCTGCCGCCGCCAAAATGGCAAAATCAGTAGATAGAGCGCAAAAGAGCGCAAGCAAGTTTTCTTCTCGTATGCGTGAAGTTATCAGAAGCGCGCTTGTATTCACGGTCATTACACAAGCTCTTGCGAAGTTCCGTGAATGGATGGGGAAAGTCATCAAAACAAATGACGAGGCTAGAGCGTCTATTGCACGCCTAAAAGGGGCTCTCCTGACGCTCGCTCAACCGATGATTGAGGTCATTATACCAGCATTTACAAATTTTGTCGATATGTTGGCCCGTATAATTTCAATGGCCGCCCGGATTACTGCTGCGCTGTTTGGTACAACAGCAGAGAAAGCTGCGGACTCCGCTGAAAATCTGTATGAGGAAACAGAAGCACTTGAAAAAACGGGTGAAGCGGCTGAGGAGGCCGGGAAATCGCTCGCTTCTTTTGATGAAATCAACCAGCTTTCGGGGAGCAGAAATAAAAGTGAATCTTCTAATCAAGATATTGGGCCAGATTTTTCTGCCCTTCAAGAAGGTATGAATAGCGGATGGCTCCAAGAAATGATGGCGAGTGTATCTGCTTGGGTGCCAATTGCATTAATGCTAGGTGGTATTGCACTTGTAGCTATAGGAGCATCTATAGGGAGTTTAGTTCTGGTTCTTTCTGGGTTACTTTTACTTGGAGCTGGCATTGATTTCTCTGGAGAAAATGAACAATTACAGTCTTGGGTTGATGCACTTGGTTTAAATAGTGTGCAAGAGTTTGTGTTATTGGCAATTATACTCGGCGGCATCGCCATGGTTGCTATTGGAGCTTCAACTGTAAATATTTTACTTGTTGTGGCTGGACTAGCTTTGATCGGAGTTGCTGTGGCTTATGCATATCAAAGCGGAATGATGCAAGATTGGGCGGAAGCGCTTGGACTTTCTAGAGCAGCCCAGTTTATAACTGCCGCTCTATTGATAGCTGGATTTGCCCTTATTTGTATTGGCGCAGGACTAGGGAATATTCTTATGGTTATATCTGGTATCGCTTTGATTGCAACTGGCGTTTTTGTAGGGAGTGAGAGTGGAGTTTTTGAATCTTGGGCAAAGACGCTGGGACTTGATTCCGCGTTTGACTATGTAACAGCTGCAATGCAAATAGCTGGATTTGCCCTCATCTGTATTGGAGCGGCAATGGGGAATATCTTTATGGTTATTGCTGGAGCAGTTCTTCTAGGAGCAGGGGTGACAGCAGAAGTAATTGGAGAACAGACACTGATGGCATGGTGGGAAAAACTGAAACTTACAACCGTTGTTCAATGGGTATCTGTCGCCATACTTTTGGTAGGCATCGTAATGGTAGCTATTGCGGCCGCTACTGGAAATCTTATTTTGCTAATTGCTGGTGCAGTGGTGCTCGGCCTCGGAATTGTTGCCGCAATAAATGATGATCATTTGCAGGATTGGGTTGAAACATTAGGCCTTGAAAAAGTAATGGAGTATGTAACGATTGCAATTTTGCTTGTAGGAATTGGGCTTGTTGCAATCGGTCTAATGACTATGAACATTCTTATGTTTCTAGGTGGATGCGCACTCCTTATTGCTGGATTTGTCGTTGGGAATGAAAGCGGGACGTTTCGTAGTTGGGTAGAAACATTGCATCTTGAAGAGGTGGCTGGGTGGGTATCTACAGCAATGCTGCTTGCTGGGATTGCATTAGTTGCTATTGGTGCAATGACATTAAACCCTCTATTCATATTGGCCGGGATTGCACTTTTAGGTGGTGGTACAGCGCTTAAGCTTGGAAGTGGCAGCACGAAGGGGAGTTCTTATTCAGCTAGATCAGGCTTAGGCCGAATGTCAGTACCAAGGCTTTCAATTGATGACGTTCCTGCCCTTGCAAAAGGCGCGGTCATACCGCCTAACAAAGAGTTCCTCGCCGTACTGGGAGATCAAAAGAGCGGGACAAATATAGAGGCTCCAACATCTGAGATTGAAGCCGCTGTTGCCCGTGGGATGCAGCGATATGGTGGCGGCGGCTCCAATACAGTTATCTTGGAAATCGACAAGCAGGTGCTTGGTCGCGTATCTTATCAAGCGACTCAGAGCGAAGTTCAGCGTATCGGCGTAAATTTGGTGGAGGGCTAAATGAGCTATATCAAATTGAACGGCATTGAGTTTGACGCAGATGTTGCAATTTCGACTTATAATCGAAGTTTCAATGTACTAGATGGAGATAATGCTGGCCGAGTGCTTTCCGGTCGAATGATACGTGATGTTATTGGAACCTATCTTGGACATAAGATTACAGTGTTTCGCAGAGGAGACAATTACGAAGGGCTGGATACCTTTTGGGACTATCTGTACCAACACTCAGTCGATGATAGCGTTATGTTGGAGGCTGCGGACGGACAGACAACCATCTCCTACGAGGCGTATTATACTAGCGCATCTCAAGACATGGAGAAGGTAGAAGGTAGCGTAAATTATTGGGGAGAAATAGAGGTAAGCTTTGTTCCGATAGACGCACAGGTCAAGCCGTAAAAAGTGAGGATAGGCGATGGCAAACAAAAACAAAATTGTGTATGGCGACAGAGTTTTTGAGGGCAACAAAATTAAAAGCGGAAATCTTCATATTGCAACATCTCTTCTATCTTCCTCTCTGGAAGCCAATACCTTATCAGTCGTAATTGAGACTGAGGACAGAACAATTACAGAGTTTGAAAGAAACGCTCCAATTGTTTATTTTTATGATGACGTTCAGACCGGTGTGTTTTATGTGAAATCCATTGACCGGAATGGCCCTAATACATATAAGATATCTGCAACAAGCGCAATTGGGCTTTTATCTGAAAATCAGCATTATGGAGGAATCTACTCTGGAGAGACTGCATCCGAACTTCTTGCTTCCATATGCGGCACAATACCATACGAGATAAAAACAAATTTAGCAGACATAAAATTGTATGGTTGGTTACCTATCGCTACAGCAAGGGATAACTTGTCACAAGTTCTATTTGCAATTGGCGCAACTATTCGAACTGATCTAAATGGAGTTCTTCGGATTGCGGCCCTTTGGGATGGAATTAGCGGGAACCTTGGTTTAGACCGAATGTATCAGGGACCGAGCGTCACTAACGCGGCCAAAGTAACCCAAGTAATTGTTACAGAACACCAATATATAAAATCTGGTGAGTCATCCACACTTTTTGAAGGGTCCGTAGAAGAAGGGAAAATTGTTACATTTGATGATCCTGTGTTTGGCTTGTCTGCATCTGGCTTTACTATTTTAGAGAGTGGGGCCAATTACGCGAAACTATCTTCTGGTTCCGGAAAGCTTGCTGGAACAAAGTATACGCACAACAAGAGCCAAATCATACGTAATATCGTTTCTGCTAAAGAGCCAAATGTAAAGAAGGTTGAAAATGCTACGTTGGTATCGCTCACAAACTCTGCGGCTGTCGCAGACCGGATGAAAAATTACTATAAGCATGCTCAATCTATCCAAGCACCAGTTGTCTATAAAGGGGAATCAACAGGGAACCGTGTGTTGACGTGGGACCCATATAACAAAGAGCCAGTTACGGCTTGCATTGAAAAAGAAGACATTACCATCTCAAACACATTAAAATCAAGTTCGGAGATGCTTGTTGGATATGTACCATTAAAAATAGAGGAAACTGAATTACTCGAAAACCGTGTAGTTCTTACAGGCGCAGGCGAGTGGACTGTTCCTGAAGGGACAACATATGTAAGAGCAGTTTTGATTGATGGTGGACGAAGCGGCCAACCTGGAGAAGATGGTCAACCTGGCAATATTGCGCGGTCTTCCAATGATTACTCGAATAACACTAGCTCCGTGCCCGAAAATACGTTTGTCTCAACTACGGCATCAACATCACTCAGAAGCCAATCAGAAGGAAAAGGCGGAAAGAAAGGCCTTGGAGGCCTTGGAGGTAGAATTTTTCAATCGTCGCTCGATGTCACGGGCGGTCAAAAAATAGCGTATTCTTGTGGAAAAGCAACTGGCTATGGAGGGGAAAGTGTCACAACATTTGGCTCACTTTCGTCTGTTAGTGGGAATCGAAATAACCTTGGATATACTGATACAGTTACAGGAGAAACATATGCTTTAGCAGGAAAAGATGGAATTGATGGAGGAGATGGTGGAGGCCCTGGTGAGCCTGGTAAGGATGCTGGAACTGCAAAAGGCGGAGAAGGAATAAGACAAAGAGGATATTCTGACAGAAAAACATTCTCAGGAAGCAATATTAATACTCTTTGGTTTGATGCTGAGGCAAATTGTGAGGCAGATTGTGGTGGCGCAGGAGGTGGTGGTGCCGGAGGAAACGGAGAAAATGGTAGCCCAGCACTGGTAGCCAGTAAAGCAACCGTTTTTTTTAAGGGCCCTAGCTCCGGCGGAGGCTCATTTAATGGAGCAGACGCAGAAGGAGAGGCATATCAGCATGGTGGTGGAAGCGGGGGAAAAGGTAAAGATGGAGAGAATGCATCATCGTATGGTTCAGGCGGAAGTGGCGGAAGCGGTGGTGGCGGCGCTGGAGTATGTGGGTCAGTAAGATTTTCTGTAACAAATAAACAAAAATGGTCTAATCGTGCAGGTGGAACCAGTAAGACGGGAACCCTTAATGTTCGGTGCACTGCCTACATTTATGTAAAAAAGGCTTCAGTTGTAACTGGTGGAGCAGGAGGAAACGGGGGGAGCTCAATGGATGGATGCATTATTTTGTATTATGGAGTTCCCCAAAAGATAGTCTCCGGCCCAGTGAAAGATAAAAATGGCCGCGTTGTTCTGGACAAGCTTGGCCGTCGGCTAATTGTGTGAGGTGAGAAAATGGAACTGACTCTGGAGGAGCGTGTAGCGGCACTTGAGCGGAAATTATTAGCCAGAGAAGCGGCAGAAGAACCAACCGAATACTACACCAGTAAATACAGCGGTGAGGAGATCGATGCCCTTTTGGACAAGGTGGCCGCTATGGATGGGGGCGGGGCATAATGCTCATCATGACAAATTGGTACATCTGCACCCCGCCTAAATTTTGCCTCGGGTTTGAGGGCGACAATGAGGTTGTAGCCCTCGAAATCTCCACCGACCTCACAGACGAGTGGGACTTAAAGGTGGATGTGGAGAAGAGCGGTCAGAAGAATATTATCCAGCTCCATCGCGTCGGGCAAGTGTACTCTGCCCTGCTGACCTCCTCCATGCTGGCTGATGAGGGACAGTATTTGATGCAGGTCAGGGGTACACTCGGGGAGCAGGTGCGGCATAGCAACATATTTTACGCAACTGTCCATGACTCCATTAACGCCGTAGACGCTTTCCCACCTCCCCTGCCCTCCGAATTTGAGCAGATGGAGGAGCGCATTACAGACCTAAACCAGCATCCCCCGAGGCCCGGCCTGGATGGGTTTTGGGAGATTTGGAACCCGGATAGCGGCCAGTACGAGGCGTCGGATATCCCTTTACCGGAGGGTGGAGGAGGTACATCCTACAACATCGGGCACGGGCTAAAGCTGGACAGAGACACAAGGACGTTATCTGTGGACACAGTAAACGGCTTTGACGAGGGTGATAATACGCTCCCCATTACCGCAGCCGCGGTGCAGGAGACGGTAGGCAATATCGAAATCCTGTTAGGGACAATTTGAAAGGTGGGAAAGTATGAGTGTAGCAACTGAAATCAGCAGAATCCAAACAGCGCGGAACACTATCAGGTCAAAGGCCGTTGAACTGGGCATCGGCACAAGCACGGACGATCTGACCAAGCTGGCAACGGAAATTGAGGGAATTGAGAACAGAGGAGCGGTATCTGCTACTGTCCAAGAGGGCGATACATATACCATCCCCAAAGGCTACCACAACGGCAGTGGCACGGTGTCAGGGGTGTCCGGTGGCGGAAACTATAACCTCCAGAGCAAGACTGTCACGCCAACCAAGTCCCAGCAGAATGTGACGCCCGACCCCGGCTATTATGGCCTGTCCGATGTGACAGTAGCCGCCATCCCCGGGAACTACCAGGACGTATCCGCCGTTACGGCTACCGCCGCTGACGTATTGACTGGCAAGGTGTTTGTGGACAAGGCAGGCAAGACCACCACAGGTACCATGCCAAACAATGGGGCGGCGACTGAAACACTGACCCCGGAAAAACTGTCTTACACCATCCCGAAGGGGTATCACAGCGGGACAGGAAAGGTGCAGATCACCCCGGAGACGAAGAGTGTTACGCCAAACAAGTCTGTCCAAACAGTGGAGCCTACAGACGGCAAGGTACTCACGTCCGTTGAGGTAGCGGCCATCCCGGAGGCTTATGTGGACACCTCTGACGGCACAGCGGTTGCCGGGGATATCCTTAATGGCAAGACCGCTTACGCAAAAGGCGCGAAGGTCACTGGCTCAATGGCAAACAATGGGGCGGTATCCGGGGAGATTGACGGCTTGACCACAACCTCCTTTGCCGTCCCTGCGGGTTACACCACTGGGGGCTCGGTGAGCCTGACGGGCGACATTGAGGAGGCCCTTGCGGCAATCTGATTGGAGGCGTGGTATGAGTATTCAGAGCGAAATTGACCGACTGTCCGCCGCTAAGGCAAGTATCGCAGCGTCACTACAGGATATGGGAGTAGAACCGCCGTCGGGCACCACACTGGAGCAGTACGCCGCCCAGTTAGCCGCTATCGCCACGGCTGCGCCCTGGCTCTCAATACCCGGCAGCGGCACGATGCAGATGGGGGAGAGCCTGGGCAACGGCCCCTACACCATCGAAGTAACCGAAGACGGAGAGGGCGGCGGCCTCTCCGCCGAACAGGTGGGCTACAGCAACACGGGCAGCGGCCTGGAGGCCACCAATGTGCAAGAGGCGATCGACGAGCTGGCGGGCAGAGGTAGCAGCGGTGTGATCACCTTCAACGGACGATCTGGTGCAGTTGTCCCCCAGGAGGGGGATTACACGGCTAATATGGTTGGGGCTTTACCCAACAGTACAAAGCTGGCAGACCTACCAGCAGATGAAAGCCACAGAACAGTAAGCGATACAGAAAAAAGCGCTTGGAACAGCAAAGGAGATCCGGCCAAGAGCACCACAATTACTCTGCTGTCCAGCGGGTGGACGCAAGGTGGGGACGGAAGGTACAGCCAGACGGTTGCCTGCTCCATTGTGGCGGCAGACACAGCGGTAGTGAGTGTAGACGTAGCGCTGAGTGGTACAGATTTGGACGCGGACGCAGAGGCGCTGAACGCTTGGATGGGGCCATCAGCGCAGAACGCCGTGCAGGGAGCTGGTACACTGACCTTTTACGCGGCAGAGGCCCCGACCGTCAACATCCCGGTCAATGTGGGGGTGGGATGATGGTGTTCCTGCATAGGGGTGGCCCAACTGGAGATATGGGGATCTCTGCTGGTGATTTGGAGATAGGACAGGTAGTACATCTAAATGAAAGCGGGGTCCCGATTGATTATCTGGTAGTACATCAGGGCATACCGTCCAATCTATATGATGCATCGTGTGAGGGAACATGGTTGCTGCGGAAGGATATCCGTGAGATGGGACCATGGAATACCAGCAATGTAAACACCTTGGCTGGAAGTACAATCATGACCACAATGGCTAAATATGTGCAGGACTATGATAGGCGAGTACAAGAAGCCATAAGGGCAATCAAGATACCGTACTGCGTTGGTGGTGGAGATTATACAACTATTAACGGCGGAGGGAACGGTTTGGATTGCAAATTATTCCCGCTGGGTGGATACGAAATGGGGCTTAACAAATCGGATGTTCCCAATATCCCGATTGATGGAGCCAAACTTGCATACTTTGAGTCTGGAATAGGCGAATCAGCCACCAAAAAACGTAGTGCTGATAATATTTATTATACAAGGACTGCATTTGAGACGAGCTATAATGATGCGGTATTGCTTTGCTACACAACTGGTAAACACGGTGGGGCAGTACTTAATACCCCTGAAGAATATCGATGCGCCCTAATCCTCCCATACAACTTTAAATTCCTAAAGTCAGAGGTGCTCTGATGGTATATGTATCGCGCTTTTTTGTTCCTGCTTCAAGCGGTATTTCTGCGGGCGACCTTGAGGTCGGAAAGGTTGTGCGGCTCAACGAGAAAGGAACCCCGGTGGACTATCTGGTGGTTAACCAGGGGATACCGGAGGACAGCCCGCTTTATGATGCGTCCTGCGAAGGGACATGGTTGCTACGGAAGGACATCCGTGAGATGGGACCGTTTAACTCTGGTGGAGGAAATGCGCTTCCTGGTTCCAGCATTTTGAGCACTATGTCTGGATATATGAAGGACTACGATTTGCCAGTTCAAGCAGCCATTAAAACGGTGAAAGTGCCGTATTGTGTTTGGAATGGTTCTGCTACAGTTAACAGCGGAGAAAACGGTCTGCAATGCCGAGTATTCCCAATAAGCGGATATGAAATTGGATTAAATAACAGCCTGTCCTCATACCTCCCAATAGATGGAGCAAAACTATCTTACTTTATTGATGGTGATGGCGCTGATGCTAGGAGCAAAAGAATTGCGAAATTCAACATGACGAATGAGCTTTACTGGACACGGTCTCCATCAAATGCGAATAATGTTGGTAATTGGTACATCTCCGTTGATGGAGGTTATGGTAATGGCTATTCCTATAATTCCTACGGTATCCGCTCCGCCTTAATCCTCCCTTACGACTTCCAATTTACCAAAAAGGAGGTGTCGGCCTGATGGTGTTCTTCATGTCGAGAGGGCTACCCTCCAACAAAACATATGACCCTGTGTTTGCAAACAATGACTGGGCCTCTATCATCGAGGCATGCCACGCCAATGAGGTTCTGGACACCTGGGTAGCTGATGGCACCTGCTACAAGGACATGGACATCGGCGGCAAGGCATACCGTATCGACATCATCGGGAAGAACCACGATGATCTGTCAGACGGGACGGGCAAAGCACCGCTGACCTTCCAGATGCACGACTGCTACGATACCACCTACCAGATGAACAGCAGCAACACCAATGCGGGCGGCTGGCGGGATTGCCAGATGAGGACGCAGACCATGCCCGCGTTGAAAGCCCTGCTTCCGGCGGAGGTGCAGTCTGGGATAAGAGAAGTTAATAAACTGACCAGCGCAGGGAATCAGAGCTCAATCATTGTGACCACCAGCGATGAATTGTTCCTGCTGTCAGAAATCGAAATTTTCGGCAGCACCACCTACTCCTTCGCTGGAGAGGGCACCCAGTATGACTACTACAGGATAGGAAACAGGACAGCAAAAAATATAAATGGTAATTTAAACGCATGGTGGACTCGCTCTCCAAATGCTACAAGATCGGATATCATTTGCCTTATAGGCATCAATGGAGGGATTGGAGGCACAAACCCCATTAAATCGTATGGAGTCCCCTTATGCTTCTGCTTCTAGGAGGTAACATGTACTTAAAAATCGGCGAAAAGCAATACAGTGTCTCCCGCCGGGTTGTGACAGAGGATACCATCAAATATCTTTCGGTCAAGCCATCGCCCGGAGAGGTGACAGGCAAAATCCAGATGTACCGGGATGATGGGTTTCTTTTGTCAGAGGATGATGCAGGGAACTATACCCGGCAGACCTACGCTGGTACGCTGCTGACCCTGACCAACAAGCCGGTTCCTGAACCAGTCCCCCAACCGTCAGAGCCGAGCATGCAGTCACAGTACGCCGCCGCTATGAGGGTCTACACGGCCACCAGCACGGCCATACCTGACACCTACGCCCTGGACATGCCCGACCTGTTTCCCACGTGGGAGGCGGCGCTGGAGGCCGGAGAGGAATTACCTGCGGGCCGCATCCTCAACGACGGCGGCCAGCTCTACCGGATGGTACAGGCGGTAACGCCACAGGCGGAGATGCCACCGCACGACGACGGTATGCTCGCCATCTACCGGCCCATTGACCGTGAGCACGCTGGCACAGCGGACGACCCCATCCCGTGGGTGTACGGCATGGACTGCCACGCGGGCAAGCACTACAGCTACAACGGCAAGGTCTACAAGGTTGCCGAGGGTGGGGACATGATTCCCTGTACGTGGCCGCCCGACAGTCCCGGCATGTGGCAATGGGTGGAGGTGTAGCACATGGCTATCGTTGTAAACGGCAAAAAAGTTGCCGGTGTTGGAATGCCGGGCAAGGACGGCGCACCGGGCAAGGATGGATTGCCCGGCAAGAGCGCCTATCAGGCGGCGGTTGACGGGGGCTACATCGGCAGCGAACAGGAGTTTAACGCGGCGCTGGCCTCCATTGGAGACATCAACGCCGCGCTGGATGCAATCAACGGGGAGGTGGTTTGATGAGTACGACCGCGGACAAGCTGGCCTATCTCAGCGCTACAAAGGACACCCTAAAGGCCAACCTCACGGCCAAGGGCGTGGAGGTACCAGAAGGCACCACATTTCGCAGAATGGCGGAGATGGTGGGGGAGATTCAGAGCACGCCGGAATATGAATTGGTTGAGGTCTCAACTTCCGGTGCGAATACACAATTTATCACCTTAAAAGATGGTGCTCTGCTTGCTACATTTGACATGGATGCCACGGTTCAGGTTGTTAAAGGTACGATTTTTACCTTTGCTAACAATATATCATCCCCGTCTATAACGGGTGATCTAAAAAACCTGGGCGTGGATACAAAAGGATACCCCATGATAAAAGTGAACGGGGCAGGGAGCATTAAAACAGGAGGAGGGGGAAGCAACTGAAAATTTTGCCTATGCGCCTAAACTTTTCCCTCAAACCTGGACGGCGCTTCCAGCGGCTTTCCGGTGCGCCAATCACGGTTGGGGTCGTGTGCAGCCCAAGCCTCTGCGCCGCACTTCTCGCACTTCTGGCCCTCCCATAGCCACTCCCTCTGACCATTGACCCATGCGGATGGGCACACAGCTCCACACTTGGAGCAGATCACAACGATATTCATAAGACACCTCCCGATAAAAAGACCGTGGCGGAGGAACCATCTGCAGAAATCGTTAGGAGGAATTTCATGTTGATGGAAAGGAGTTTGCCAGCCGCCACGGCTAAAAAAGTATACCACAAAACAAAAATGAAAGGAAGTACCACAATGAAAAACATCAACTGGAACGAGCTCACCCCCGCCTGCTACGCGATCGCAAATGCCAACGATGTAGATGTGGGTGTAGGCGGCAGCATGGTGCAGAACAACATCCGCCACGGCAGGGCGGTGGACATCGGCGCGGAAAATCTGCCTGTAGCTTTCCGGCCTGACTGGGATGCCCTAGGAGCTAATGTAGATCTGGCCGCAGAGAACGACGAATTTAACGCCTGGATCAGAAAGCGCCAGAGTAACGTCAAGTCCCTGGCCGCCCTGTGGAATGCAAAGGACTATCAGGGCATGATTGAGCTGATGGAGAACACCGCCGACCCCGGCCCCATCAACGGCGAGAAGCCCAGCGACCATGAGTAAGCTCATTACATACGTCCCGCTCTCGTCCGTAGAACGGATTGAGCTGAGAGTCACCAACTGCCGCAAGACACTTTCCCAGGTCAAGTCAGAGACTGGTGCCCACTATGTGTTGAATGGCGGCATGTGGAACCCAGATGGCTCGGCCTGCCCGCTGCTCAAGGTGGGTGGGGTAATGCGCTCCGGCACACCATGGAGGACAATGGGCTACGCCTGGGACAAGGGCCCGGACATCCGCATGACCTCCGAGTACGAGGGAGCGGCCAACTTTATCGCGGTTACTGCCCTCATTGCCTCCGGCAAGCCGGTGGATAAGCCCTCCTATGGCTCGGCCCAGGGGGGCAAGCGGGGGCGCAGCGTCATCGGCCTGCGCGGTGGCAGTCTGGCCCTTTACTGCTCCGGCAACGGTACTAGGGATACAGCCACGCCAGAGACTCTGCGGGACGAGCTGGCCGGGCTGAGCTGGTCCTCCGCCGTCATGCTGGACGGGGGCGGCTCCAGCCAGTGTGACTTTGGCGGAGAGCGCATCACCGCCAGCCGCAAGGTGCACAACTGGATTTGTGTCTGGCTCAAACAGGGCGGCCAGAAGCCGCCGGAAGAGGAGGACAAGCCTATGAGCAAGCATACTGTATGCCTTGACCCCGGACACGGGCCGGGCAACGTCAACGGATCCCCGGACGGCACCTACAAAGAGTGGGAGTTTACGTGGGATATGGCACAGCGTGTCAAGCCGCTGCTGGAGGCCAAGGGGGTGGGCGTGGTGCTCACCAAGACCGCGGACAATTACCCCAGCCTGACGGAGCGGGCCAACATCAGCAACAAGGCAAAGCCGGATTGCTTTGTGAGCATCCACACCAATGCTGGACAGGGGAAAGGATGGTCGAGCGGATCTGGGCTTGAAATCTGCACCAGCGCCGGGCCCATGACGGCACAGCGCAATGTGCTGGCATCCAAGCTGGTCAACGCGTTCCACGCCGCCGGGGTGGCTTTGAGAAGTGAGCCTATCAAACACAACATCGAATTGACCGTGCTCGCCAAGACCGACGCCCCCGCTTGCCTGATTGAGTACGGCTTCCATACCAATAAGACCGACGTGGAGTATCTCAAAGATACCAAGTACCGGGACAAACTGGCCGAGGCCACCGCAAAGGGAATCTGTGACTGGCTGGGCGTGGCCTGGCAGGGCGAAACGGGAGCGGACAACGCGGAGGATACCCCGGACGTTTGGGCCGCTGAGGCGTGGCAGAAGGCCAAAGACAAGGGCGTGCTGGACGGCACCCGGCCCCGCGATAATATGACCCGGCAGGAGCTGGCTGTCGTGCTGGACAGGCTTAATCTGATTTGATGGAGGTACATATCATGGACATTTCTTCTTTGGGTATCACCGGAGTGGCGGTTATCACTGTGATCTGCTTTCTGGTCGGCCAGGTGGTCAAGGCCACTGGACTGGACAATAAGTGGATTCCCATCATCTGCGGTGCGTTTGGCGCGGCGCTGGGCATCCTCGGCATGTTTATCATGCCCGAGTTCCCGGCCAGTGATTACCTTACCGCCGCCGCCGTAGGCATTGTGAGCGGACTTGCGGCCACTGGTATCAATCAGGTTTATAAGCAGTTGACTAAGGAGGGCTGATGCCCATGGAGTGGGTAGGCCCACTGATTTCCGGGGCTGCCGTGGTTCTGGTGGCGATCATCGAGACGGTCGCCGCGCGGGAGCGGAAACGCATCAAAGCGAACAATCAGAAGAGCGATGCCCTTATGAATGGGGTACAGGCTCTGCTAAGACGTGAAATCATTGCCGAATACAACCACTACTCCGAACAACGTTATATCCCGATTTATGGGATGGAGAACGTGCTGGACATGTACAATGCCTACAAGGAGTTGGGTGGGAATGGCATGGCGGCAAAACTGGTGGAGGCACTGAAACAACTGCCAACGGAGCCGCCGGAAGAAGGGACGTGACTGAATGAGCGCAAGGGTGAAACTACCAGAACCATTGGATAAGCTCTTGCGCTCTGAGCTTGAAACTGCCATCAAAGAGGCCGCGTTGTATCGAGACGATGAGTTGATAGCCCGCCGGTACATTATCGAGAAATGGCCGCAGATGGATATTGCGGCAGAGCTTGGATGGCGTAGGGCAACGGTAGGCGACCACATCAAGAACATCTTGCCCCGCGTGTCCGACGTTGCAACCAAGCTATACACAATCCGTACATAAGACGTACATAACCCCGACTGGAACCGAACCCAGCCTGGGTTATTTTATGCGACAATATAGACATGGAGGACGTGAGGATACAGGGTTGGTACACGTCGCCGCCCTCCTCACGGACTCCTTATTTTTATGGACAAGGACGTGTTTGAGATGACTTTGATTGAGAGGATGGTAGCCGCTGGCATGTCCCGCGATTGTGCCACCGAAACAGCGATGTGGTACATGGCACAGGGAGATGACGAGGGCCTAGAGGATTACGTAACCGCATTGGAGGCGGGGAGGGAGGCGCGTCAGTATGGCGTTTCCTAATTACACATACCCGGCTTATGGGGCCTACAATCCTGTTACCCCGTTTGCTCCGGCTCCACAAGTATATCAGCCCCAGCAACCTACTCAGCAACCCTCACAGACCATTCAGCCACAGAGTAATGTAAACACACAGCCCGCTTTTTTCTGCCGTCCTGTGGCCTCCAGGGAAGAAGCGCTGGGTGTTCCGGTTGACTTCATGGGTGCTCCCATGTTTTTCCCCGACCTCGCTCATAATGTGGTCTATATGAAACGATTCAATACCAATACCGGAGCTGCTGATGTGTTTGAGTTCCACGGCCAACAGCAGGCAAAAGAACAGCAGGCAGAGAACCCGGCCCCCGCTTTTGCACCGCTGGATGAATTTATGGACATGAAGGACACCATCAACAATCTGAAGGACGAGATAGAACGGCTGAAAAAGCCCACGTCCGGCGGAAAGGCAGGGAAAAAGAATGATGCCTCCGATGAATAATCCCATGATGGCCATGCTCCAGATGGCACGAAACGGCGGGAACCCCATGCAAATGCTCCAGCAGATGGCTGGACAGAATCCGCAGGCAGCTCAAGCCATGCGGCTTATTCAAGGGAAAAACCCGCAGCAACTACGCCAGATCGCGGAGAACATGGCAAAAGAGCGTGGTGTAGATCTAAACCAGATTGCCCGACAGATGGGTGTAACACTACCCAAATAATCTCATATTATTTCTTTTTCTTAAGAAAAGTGTCCTTAATTGCTTCTTCAAAAGACATGCCCTTATGAACCTTTTTATAAACAGAACCGGGAGATATTCCGAGCATAGAACACCACTCCGTAATGCATCTCGTCTCTCCGTTTAACACGATGAAACGATTTGTCTTTATGTTGTGAACCTGTTCCAATTGAGTAGCCCATCGGCAATTTTCGGGACAATACCTTTTACTTCCGTCTATTCGGTCTATTGTTAATCCCTTCGCTCCTGGATGGGTTTCTTCGCACCAAGCAATAAATTGCTCTGGGGATTTTCTCCATTCCTCGCAAACAGTGACGCCCCTTGCCCCATATTTTTTATATGCCGGTTCTTTGGGATCGTAACATCTCCTGACCATATCATTCCATTTTTTATAGAATGGGTGCTTGCTCAGGCCGTGTGTTTTTCTTCGGTTGTCCCAAGTATGAGCACCTTTTTTCCCTTTTGGAAGGCAACCGCAAGATTTAACAGCTCCACTTGAAAATTGATAAGGAAGACAAAAGACTGTATTCCCGCAATCACATAGACATTTTAACTTTACTCGGCCACCAGCTTCTGGCCTTATATAGCCTATAACAGTTAGTTTATTATTCTTTTTCCCCATAAATTCGTTGACATCGATTCGCAAAATATCACCCTACTACATTATATAGCAAACTATATAATAATTCAAGTGTATTCTCGATATATAACGGGGCGCGCGACCCGATATATAAATCACTAACAAAGGAGAACTATTTATGGACGATTTTGCAACCGGATATATTGCTGGACAGGGAGATAACAACAACAGTAGCAATGGCATGTGGGGTGATGGCGGCTGGATTTTTGGCATCATCATTCTGGCTATGGTCTTTGGCTGGGGCCGCGGCGGCTTCGGTGGTTTCGGCGGTGGCGGTGCCAGCACCGATCCCGGCCTCGAGGGCCTAGCCACCCGTGCCGATGTGAACGAGGCCATTGCGTTCAATGGCGTTGAGCGCGGCATCTCTGCTATCCAGCAGGGCATCTGTGACAGCACCTATGCGCTGAATAACAGCATCACCAGCGGCTTCAACAACACCAATGTGGCACTTCTCCAGGGCTTCAACGGCGTCCAGTCTCAGATGTGCAACATGGCCGCTCAGGCACAGGACTGCTGCTGCCAGACCCAGCGCGCTATCGACGGCGTGAACTACAACATGGCGACCAACACCTGCGCCATCCAGAATACCATCCAGAATAGCACACGAGATATCATTGACAGCCAGAACGCTGGTACTCGTGAAATCCTGAATTTCTTGACTCAGGATAAGATCGCCTCCCTCCAGTCTGAGAATCAGGCGTTGAAGTTCCAGGCCAGCCAGACCGCACAGAACTCTTATCTTGCTGCCATGTCTGACGCTCAGACCTCTGAGCTGATTCGGCGCATCAACCCCATGCCCGTACCCGCTTACCAAGTGCCCGCCCCCTATCCCTATTGCGGGACCTACAGCAGCGGCTGCGGCTGTGGCTGCTAAACTGGTCGAAATCGACCACTTTAAATTTCCGGCTCTGCCGTGACTATTTCGGGGCGGCGGGCTAAATGTCTGCCGCCCCTGATTTCTGGAGGTATTTTATGTCTTGTAAGCCTGTTTGCCGTCTGTGCGACAACCTGGTGCTAAGCCAGGCGGTCACCTTTACTGGAGGGAATCTTGAAATCAATCTGCCTGCCGGCGCCTACAACAACGGCGGGAAGTATTGCATTGTGGTAGCTCAGTCCATCCCGGCCACAACTACCATCAATGCACCTGTGTACATTACTATTGGTACGGGGACAGAGCTATATCCCCTTACCAAGCGTAACTGCGCTCAGGTGACTGCCTGCGGCATCCGCACTCGCACCCGCTACTCCGTCTGTGTGGTGACTACCCCCACCGGCGGCTCGTTCCGCATGTTGGGGCAGCCCTGCTGCTCTCCCAGCAACAATCTTGCCAGTATTGACGGCGGTGCTGCACCCGCCCCTACGGCGTAAGGAGGGGTCAAAATGAAACGATCTACTCGGATGATGCTCATGTCCGGCGGACGCAAGGATGACCGCCGTTATGACCGGGAGCCCGAGGACAAATTGCGCGACCGCCGTGGCCGGGAACACTACGACAATGGCCGTTATGCACCGCGCTCTGAGATGATGGAGCCGGAGGATCGGGGCTATCGTCGCTACTCTGATGGGCGCTTTGCCCCACGCAACGATGGTGGCATGTGGGTAGATAGCCGCTACTGGGATGACCGGATGTACGGCCCTCAGTCTCACTACGGCTACCCCTACGTCCCCCCGGTCTATCGGGAGGATGGGAGCGCATACACAGAGCGACGGGAGATGAATCGGCCCATGAACAAAATCGGATTCGCTATCTCTGGCGAAGGAGAAATGAGAACTCCGAGAGAGTTTGACCATGACTACCGCATGGACGAGATGGCGTACAGAAAAGGTGGAGAACGCATGACAGGTTATGGGGCTGCTTCCGGCTATATCCCTTTCACGAAGGAGATGGCCGATGAATGGTCTAAGCATATGGATAACGAAGACGGCACCCGTGGCGCTCACTGGACGCTGGAGCAGGCAAAGCAGGTCATGGCCCAGCGCGGGATAGAGTGCGATCCCGTCCAGTTCTGGGCGGCCCTCAACATGGTCTATAGTGACTACGTTAAGGTAGCCAAGAAACACGGTGTTGGCGATAAGATTGATTTCTATGCCGACATGGCAAAATCGTTCCTCTGTGACAAGGACGCACCGGAGGACAAGCTGGCCCGCTACTACGAGTACATCGTGAGGGGCTAAACAAAGGGCGGGGGCAATAGCCTCCGCCCTCTATTTTTGAACTTTTTCATCGGTTTGCTATTTGCACATATTTACACAGAAAGTTACGCACTAGCTACATACTAGCTACAAAAAATCCTGTAACCATTGCAATTACTAGGTTTCTTTTTCTAATGAATTACATACACATTAAAAGTCAATCTAATTTTAGAACTAAAAATACTAGAACAACAATAAAAATCCACAACAAAAACAACTTTTTTGAACTTTTTGTTCGTTGTTCTATTTGCACATATTTAAAAAGAAAGTTACAAATACTTAGGAAACCTTCTGGATCTCTTTAGCCAAAAACGAAACATCTACGTGCGTATAGTGCTCGGTAACATCTCCATCGGAATGCCCTAAGATACGCTTTATAGCGACTTCGTCCACCCCGGCCATCCTCATCCGAGACGCGGCGGTATGTCTGCACCAATGAGGGGTGGCGGAAGGAAGTCCTAATTCTTCCATAACTTTAGAGAATAGCGGTCGGTATTTGTATGCTGGTATTGCATTCCCGTCATCATCACAGATAATAGTTTTACCGTCCCTGGACAGCCACTTGGCGAGATATGGCATGATTTTAGGATGCACCGGGACAATGCGATTTTTCCCGGCCTGTGTTTTTAGGCCGCCCTGCAAATAGTCCCCATCTGGATGATAGGAAAATCTGGTGAGCCCCAAAAACTCAGATACTCGGAATCCAGTATAACATAGCATTAGTACGGTATCGGCCCAAGGGAATCCAGAGGACGCCAGGTTCTCCAATTTACGCATTGTGATATCATCAAAAGCACCCTTTTCGTGCTTTGCTTCAACTCCTGGAAGTTCCACAAAAGCGGAATAGTCTTTATACACAATATCGCGCTCTGTTGCGTGCTTAAAAAGTGCTTTCATAAGCATTTTGTCATTGCTAATACTAGATTTCGATAATCCGTTTGCCTCGTCTTGGTCAATAATAGATTGTAGGTCGTCAATCGTAACCTTGCACATATCCTTTTTTCCTAGCGCACAGAGGCGCGCCCAAGAAGCCTTATAGCTGGCGATAGAGGCAGCTCCTGCCTTTGCATACTTTTTGGCAGACCACTGATTGTATACGTCTCCCCAGGTAACGGCGAGTGACTTTGCCGGGATATTAGATGCCAAATATTTGTCGAGGGCCTCCTGTGCTTCTTTGGCAGTTCTGTGGTAGGATAAGTACTTTTGTTTCCACAGTCCGGGCCGCTCCAAATACGACACCCTGACGGCGTATCGGTTTCTGCGGTTTGGCCCAAGATTTACAATACTTCCAGTTCCATTCGCTCTTCTCATTGACTTTTCCCCCTATTCTGGTAAAATAAAGGGGTGATAATGGCGGCCAAACCTTATCACCCCTATGTGAGCCGTCTCCGGTGTTCCAGCGCCGGGGGCGGTATTTTTATTGCGGTGAAAGATTGTCTCCAATCGCCAGTTGAATTTGATCCTTCTTATAATAAAGTGCGACTTTATGTCGAAGCTCGTCCATTGTTGAACAGGTCTTGGCAATTCCTGTTATTTGATTTATATGTGTAACTAATTGATTTACGCCATATTCTTCTGTAAACCATTGGTGATAATTTCTTCCGTGACGTGGAGCCGGTTTGTTTTGCTTTAAATAGGTAGCAACATCAGGATCAAGAGCGTCATAAATCAGTTCTAACACCAGTTTTCCCCAATATTTTGGCCGTTGCTGTAGAGACCCACTCCAACCGGTTAATCTGCCAAATTGCTCCCATAGTTCATCTGGAAATGTTTTTTCCCATGCTCGCAATTCATCAGAAATAAATGCCCTAATTTTGATTTGTAAAGCATTTTCCTCACGAACATATTGATATCCCGTTGCCTCGTCAATCAGAGCAATAAGTCCTGTTTTCGCACACGCAGATAGCAGGATTGAACAGTTAACAGCTATACCTTTTTGCTTTTCGGTCAAGGGCGCTCCAGACGTAAGCGCGGATACATATGCAGAACAGATATCAAGAAAGGTTTCTGCTGTAATTCCCTTTGCCTTGTTTGGGTTTCCCGGTATAGTAAACTCAACAAATTTATTTGATATTCCAGCAGCATCAATATAAGGTTGTAACGATTTGACACCAACATATTTAGATAGGTCGCCATTATCATCATTTGCAATTGCTTTTACAGTTGCCCTCATGCTAATTACTCTGCTCTTGTCATCTAGAACATAACAGTCGACTGGCTTATCTCCAAGACTAAGCGAGCCACTATATTTTGCAAAAGGTGATTTTGGAATAACGACTGTAGGTTCTTCTTCCATATATAGCCCCCCCTGCCGGAATAAAATCTAATTTTATCATATTTATTTTCTGTTTGGTGAGATTATGGATAATATCGCGATAATTAAAAAAGAAAAATGCATTTTCCCGCGGCCGTACATTTGCTTATTCAGTTAGCTGTTTAGTATACCAGCACCTTCCGAGGAGGCGGTATTTTATTGCGCTTTTTTGAGTTCGGCGATTTCCTGATTCATGGTGCGGATCGCCAGCTTAAGCACGGATACTTCGTTTCGCAGTTCCTCGATTTCACTTTTTGGCGTGATGGCGTCCATAATGGCCTGCTGTCCCTCGGCCAAAAGGTTAAATCGGGTTGTGACCTCCGTGTCCAGCAGTAGTTTCATGCGTCTGGTGCTTTCGTCCAGGATTTCCTGCTTCTGCTTCTCCAGCTTCTGGTCGATGCGGGATTCCATCCCCTTCATCATTTCCGCGATTGCCTGCAAATCTTTTTCGTCCAGCATACTATATCTACCCTTTCTCTTTACTGCAACGGCATGCCTGCCTTGTCCCGGAAACTGCCTACGGCGATCATAATGATGTCGATAATCCAGCCGACTCCAAGACAACCAGCAGTCAACAACCAGATAATTCCGGTTCCGAGTTTCCCGACATAAAAACGGTGTATCCCAAGACCGCCAACGAAAATAGACAAGAGCAGAGCGACGGTTTTACTTTTATAGGGGTAATCGCTTCCATTGTTATTGATAATTACCTGAGACGGGTCTTGCCTGAGCGCCTCGATTTGTTTTCCGCACTTAGGGCAAACAACACAGTCAATGTCGATGCGCTCGCCACAATATTTACAAAACTTTTTGGGCGATTCGGGTGGAGTGGTCTGGCCGACTTCTGGGTTAGTCCCGTTGATAGCTTCATTTTCCATATCCCATTCTCCTCTCTATTTTACCGCACTCTGGCGGTTCTTTTACGCTCATGCAAAAGTCCGATAATCCGTGCATTATATCGGAAGCGATCAAACGCGCACAGAAAATTTACACTTCTTTTTTGGTGATATTCCCATCTTGAAAAATGGAACTAATGTTCTATAATAATAGTCAACAGAAACAAATTTTCCAGCATCGACAAAACCTGACAGAATATAAGGTAAACAGGGCGTATAGTGCAAACAGAGGCTACAAAATGTGCCAAAATTAGAAAAATTACATAGTTCTGATTGGGAGTGGCAAAAACTGGGAGGATGGTGCAGAATGACGCCGAAAGAAAAATTGCTAGAGTCGATCGAAAGGCTTATATCCGCAATGGACGAGGAAAAATTAAAAAATGTTTACCAGTTTGTCCTGCACATTTCTAAATAGCACCGATACCATGCCGTCCCCTTATTCGGGGGACGGCTTTTCTTTTTGCATTTCTTCTACAAGCATATTCGCCATATCGGCCAACATTTGCCATTGGTCAACGGATAATCTTGACATAACCGAAATTAGACGGTGCTTAAAGTCTGGCTCACCATTGAGCAGGTCGCCGAAAAATGCGGAAAGCTCCTCGTTCCGACTCCTCTGCAAAAACATTGGTTCCGCCCCGTTCTTTAACCAGTCCTCATTTACGTTGAACTCTCGGCAAATAAGATCCACAAACAGTGGCTTTGGCTCCACCTTGTTAAGTTCTATATTCGTAATTGCTCCCCGCGTAACTCCGAGCCTTTTACCAAATTCTTCTTGCGAAATCCCCAGTGCCAAACGCACAGCTTTAATTCGTTCATTCACATGATCACCCCCTTGCTACATTAGATATTATACTATTCATTTTCTGTATTGTCAATACAAACAAAGTAATATAATTTCAAAAAATGTATTGACAATACGAAAAAATAGGTGTAGAATGTATCCAGAAAACGAATGAGAGGGGTGACAATATGAGCGAAAAAGAGCGCAATATTGCCGAAAGCCTGACGCGTGCTTGTGAACTTCTTCCCGACGGAAAGAAAGAGTATTTGATCGGGTATGCAGAAGGCGTAGCAGCTATGGCGGAGAAGGCCAAGGAGCACACCAATGGAGAAAAAGAAGCCCGCCCCTGACGGGGCGGAAATAAGGAAGTGGATGAGAAGAATGAATGATTTCGTCGAGAGAGCCAATGAAGCAATCTCAAATATGGCGGCGCAACCGCACAAGTGCGGAGATCTGGTGAGCATATATATCCCGGTTCCGCATGGGTTGGAAATCGGGAACAGCTACGAGGGAATCGACTTGGACAATGTCCGAGTTACTCCAGTAAGCGACGGAGTAGCCAGAGGTGCAGATGGGAAATTACTTTTTGATGCAAGCAAAATTGGCGCTGATTTGTACCTTGTGGAAGGGAATATGAAAAGGTAAAACCGCCCTGCGCGGAAACGCAGAACGGCTTTACAAAGTCACTTGCTCCCTAGTTTTTGGCTCCAATCGGAACCACGTTCCATCGTGTAAAATGGCTTTCCGTTTTCGGGGAAGTAACCAACGGACACTACCACATATCCTTCTTCCTCAAAGCGGACACGCTCCTCGTCTGAGGTGCATGTAATTTTCTCAACCAAGCGTTTCACCTCCCTTCGCCACATTCTACCACGGCAAAGAGAGAACCACAACAAAAAGCGCCCCGGCCAGTGCACCACCACCGACCAGGGCATGACACCACGTAATGACGCTACGAGGTATCGGAGACAGTATATCACATCCTCCGGCCTCTGGCAAGATTGGAGGATTTTTTATGACCAAAGATGGACAGCTCAACGAGAGCAGCACGAAGCGGGAGATTGAGAACCGCTTCACTAATGCACGCCGCGTCATGGACGACCTATGCCGGGCCTATTACGGTATGACTTGGGACGAGCATGAGCGGTTACATGGCGAAAGGAGGGAGGATAGCCATGAGGCCAAGAACGAGAGAGCGGCCGCCGATCCCAACGGACAATGAGATACTAGCGTATGACAATGTTCCAGTGGACGTTGCGGCCCGATATCTGGACTGGCCCGAACAAACGGTAAGGCTGGCGCTCAGAGAAGGCCGGGCAACCTTCGGGATTGCGGTCAAGGACAAGGCGCTTACATACAAGATCAGCCCCGGCGGGCTGGTTAAGTACAAGCGGGAGGGCGTACCGTGCTTTGACTACGAAACCATCGTACACATGATACGGACTGCGGTGGCGAGCACCATTCAAAGCGAAATGAGCGATTTCAAGACAGAACTTTTCAACTAATGAAAGAGAGTGAAAAAATTATGGGAGCACAAACCGAGCGCGACAGGCGCGCAAAAGCATACAGCTACCGGGCCTACCGCCGCCGGGTACAGCAGGCGCAGGCGATGGCCCAGCGGGTGCAACTGGCGGTGGTTGCCGGAGCGGCGCTGGTGCTGGCTGTTCTGGTTGCGGTCAGCCTATGAAGAAACAACTGATCGTGACCGCTGTATACCTATTCTTTTTGTTGGCGCTGGTTGCACTAGTTGAAATCATCTGGAACCAGGAGCCGGAGCAGCCAGCCATTGAGACCCCGGCGGCAACCACCACCCCGGCCCCCACGCCAACCGGCCCGCTCACCATCCAGATCACCGGACTGGAGGGCGCGGAGAGCA